CAATGGATACGGAGAAATAGTCAATGCACTTTTAGAAGATGAAAAAAAAGTCTATACTAAAAAAGGCAGACTTAATAAAAGTGGAGCTTGTCGAAAATTAAATTTAAAATCCAAACAATTAGAGGATAAACTTGCAGAAATGCGAGAAATTCTCAAAAAAGATATAGATTAACAATTTTCTATCCAAGCTCTGTCATAACGAAGAGTGAGTTCAACAGAAACATAACTAGACGCCTCCATGTCTAAATCTCCCCATTCTATATTGTTTGGCCAAACATTTCTTACATGCCATTTTTCTATAATATTTCCGCATCCATCATATAATTCAATTCTCGCATTTCTTTTAAATCCTTTTTCTGGATCATTAATTGGTCTATTCCATATGGCATAATCTTCACAAACATCATATTGTGATCTTAACCATGTGAAAACTGGATTTGATTTTAATTTCAAATCAAAAAGCGTCAATGTAATTGGTTTCCAATCGGGCTTTCCAGGAAAATATACAGTTTCATTTAAATGTTGCGCTTCTATTTCTTTAAAATTAATACTAGGTCTTGCGCCTTTATCTGGAGGAAGCATATTCGCTCCATCTCCAATAACATTGGTTATATAAAACATCCAACGAAATTTTCTTTTAAAACAAATATCCTGTCCGCCCAAAACACCAATGCCCATTTTTCTACCCATAAAATTTCCTCCTATCTATTTAAGTGCAAAATTTTAAAAAAAAGGGAGATGAGGATTCCTCATCTCCCTTTTAATTGAAAATAATAATCAGCTTACAGGAGTTCCACCATTGCTATTGCTATCTCCACAACCACAGCAATTTGCAGTTGGCTGTGTTGGAGAGCAACGATTGGTAAATTTAACATTTGAATACCTTAATTGAACTTCAATCGTCGCTTCTTCAGTAGAAGCATAATCAAGTTCGCCAAAGTTAATGGAAGTTGGCCAACAGTCAAATAGCTTCCATTCTTCTAGTTCTTGACCGCAACCATCATACATTGTGCATTTCGCCGTACCACTATAGCAACTTCTTCTTGACGATTGAGTAAGTGCTATATTGTCAATAAAGTTATAAACACTAGCAAGCCAGTTCCACAATGCGTCATTTCCAACACCATTAAGAACAGCAACATCATAATATGTAATTGTGATTTGTTCCCAAGTACCCTTTCCAGGAATAAATGTTTTTGCATTAAGGAAATTGATTTCGGTTTCCTCAATTGCAAGATTTGGTCTTGCTGCCATTTTTACAAAGCTAGCCGGAACAAACGCACCATTAGCTAAATCAATCTGAAATGTCCACCTAAATTTGCGTTTATGGATTAAGTTTTCTCCACCTAAACGACCAATCCCCATATTAATTGCCATATTTTCTCCTATTTCCTCGTTAAATTAAAAAGGGTCAGAACCAGCATCAAAGCTTCCTGTTCTATGTACGCTAAATTCAATAAACATGAATTCAACAGCACGAGTTGGCTGAACGCCAATTCTTGCTCGGAATTCATTTCTATCAATTACATCAGGAGTGTTAAGTTCTTCATCTGCTTTAATAACAAATGCTGTTAGACCTCTACCAATTTGTATTTCTTTTAGAATTGCTGTTGCAATATCTATGAATCTTGAACGAAATTGTTCATCGTGTGGTTCAAAAAGAAGCGCTCTTGATGCTTGACGAATTCTTTTTTCAATCACAAACATAAGTCTTCTTACATTTACGCGATCCAAAGCTGATGGCGTTCTTTGAAGTGTCTTTTGACCCCAAACAACATAATCCTGAAAATCTGCATATTGAACAATTGGATTAACTGCATTGCGATTTCCGTACATCAAATCTCTCTCTTCAAGAGTAGGACGGCTAAACACATCGTTAATGCCAGGAACAACGCCACGATTGATTCCTGCAGGAGCAAACCAAGGAGCCGCCAATGCATCATTACGAGCATAAACAGCCATTATAGAACCACTTGGTGGAACCCAAACATCAACATTGTTAAATGTATCTCGGATTTTAACCCACGGCCAGTAAAGAGCAGCAAAATCACTGTCAAATCGCGTTGTGTTTAATGGATGCGAACCATTCTGCCATGCAACAATTTCTTTAACTGTTAATCCAAATGGAGCATCAATAATTGCAAGACAATCCATTCTCATATTTTGAACCATATCAATAAGAGCTAGAACAACACCCGTAGATGTATGTCCAGGAACAGCAATTATATCAAGATCAATTTGTTCTGGCTCACTAAGAGCATAAATTCCAGTATATCCTATTGAATTTCCAATCAAGAAATGATCCTGATCATCAGGATCAGCAGGAATTCCATCGCCGCCACCAGATAATGTATAAGTTCCGTCATAAGGAGGAGAAGGATTTGCTGTATTGTCAGAAACTCTTACAAAGTCTGAAACTAGACTTAAAAATGTTTCAAAATAATAACGACTTGTCTCATCTTTGGTTAAGTTGCCCCACGATTCTACTTGAACACCATTGTTGTAAACTTCTAAAACAAAATTTCCTTCTCGGATATTATTTCTAATAACAACCTGCGTGGAATTACCATCAATTCCAGCAGAATCAGCAAGTAATGTTAGCGAAACATCTCCATAACGATTGCTATCACCTTTTATAAGTCCATATGTAGAAACTGCAGCATCTCCACTAACACCTTCGAGAGTTACGCCTTCGGAAGTAATATAAGGTCCAGGATCCGAAGCAGCGTCATCGGGATCTACAAGCGGAGTATCAAAGCCTAAGAATTCAAATACAGAACTTTCATTCTTAACTAGAATTCTAGCATCTTTACCAGAATGCAATGTTCTTAATGATACAAAAGTGCCAACCGCTACAGCTTCAAAACCACCAGGAACATCCCCAGCAGTAATTAAATTATTAATTTCAGTTACAACATTCGCGGCACTTGCGGCAGCATTAGTTGCAAGAGCAGATAAATCTAAAACTTGATTTGTATTATCAATTAAAACATTATCTGTTCCGTCTATTACAACTTGCAAATCAAATTCAGAAAGTGTAGTAAAATCAAAAGTAGCCGCCACGCTTCCGGTAAATTGAGCTTCAACCATGCCGCTGCCAAGACCAGTTGGAGAAACATGAACATTACTTCCAACATCTGCAGAAGTAGGACCGTAAAGACTATCAGCAACAGAAATAAATTCTAAGCTAGATCTTGGACCGAACGAAAAGGTTGTTCTTACTCCTATTCTAGAATCAGCAAAAGTTTCGGTATATTTATAATCAACAAAAATTGAATTGTCTGCACCTGAAAGATTTCCATTATAAGTAAGTGTAATTTCGCCAGTGGAAAGATTTATTGTTCCGCTAATTGCCTTTGGAGTAGATGGAACTAACTGAGTGAAACTAAATACTCCGCTAGAATTAATAGTAAATATTTGTGACACTACTCCGTCTATAACAATAGTACCAGCCACAGTACCGGCAACTAAATCCGCATCTGCAGTCGTAAATACAGCACTAGCAATAGCACTAGCTGTTGTTATTTCTTCGTCATCAACAAAATTTGTTTGACTTAATGTTGCAAAAAATTCAATTCCATCAATAGAAGAGTCTAATTGAAGATTGAGATCTTCTGCTAACTGAGAAGCACTATATCCATTTGCTTGAACTACAGGATCAGGATGATCAGCATCAGATAGAGCAACAAGTGTTTTTGACGCCAAAACACCATTGAGTTTCCAACGAAAATACATATCTGTATCAAGATTATAAGGACCAGCAGTACTGGAAACCTCTATAACTTGACCACCGGCAGAAGGAATATCTATTTCGGCAATTCTAGCTCTTTCCCAACTTACTGCGTCGGTATCTGCAACGCGAACTACATAAAGTTCTGTAGCAACCAAGAGATACTGTTGAGCAGCATAAATTAAATATGGATCGCCTTGTTCTGGATGTGGATAACCAAATATTGTATTCAATTCTCTTGTAGAACGAACAATTGTTGGTATGTTAATTGGGCCTTTACTGGCAAATCCAACCAATCCAGCACGATGAAAAGATTGTTCTGGAGCAATGAAGCTCAAGTCTTTTTCTGTGATTCGCACCGAAGGCGAAATTGTATTAGATGGTGGAAAACCTCTTAAAATCGCCATAGCTTATTCTCCCTTGTTCAAATCTTTTCTAGATATACGCCTTGTAGAAATAAGACCAAGTTGTTCGGCTCGTTCTACATATTCTGTTGTTCTTTCATCTTCTAAATTATATGTATTAAGTCCAGCACCTACGCCTGGAATATTTAATGTTGTAAATGATCGAGGAGATGTTCTCGATCTTATAAGCAATTGTATTGGTCCTCTTGTTTTGTTTTTTATTTCAATCATTAAATTTTCCCTTCTAAATCTTTTACTGAAGTTTCTATTCTCTCTATAATCTCTGATATTTTTTTGTCATCGATACTATTATAAATATCAACTTTAGTATCTAGGACTGACTTTGTTCTTGTTATCGGCTGTGATATATGAGTTTTAGCAGTCATGTTAAATTCATATTTAACTATTCTTTGACTTTGATCGCCTGGCTCATTATCAATATTGTTTGCGACAGAGTCTAGTTCAACAATAGTTTCCCATCGAACTCCACGCACAGATATATATGCAACAGGAGAAAATTTTAAAAATATTTGTTCTAAAATTTGATCCATATCTTCCATATATCCAGTCCAAATAGTTAATGTATATGTTTTATTTACTGGAATTCCTTTTGTAACACCAAAAACAGTATCTTTTTCCCATTTTTCTTTTGCGTAAAATCCAGGTTTTCCATCGCTTTTTTGTCGTAAATAATCTACCGCTTTATGATAAATATATCTGCTTTGATCAAAATCAACCCCGCTGGAATAAATTGCCAAAGCAGGAAGACGAATTCTATCAACAACTAAACTTCCATCTTTTCTTGTGTTCTCTTGCAAAATCCAAGCAACCGCCCTTTCCTGTGTTCCCCATATTATTGGAACTTTATTAGCTTTTCCATCTTCGTCAATAACAGAAATGTTTTTAAAAAGATCCAACATAGCTTCATCGCAACCTCTTAGACTTTTTGAGTAACGATAAAGTACGGCTCTTTCTGGATTTTTTAAATCTTCTACAATTTGACC